CACGCGGGCGCTGGCATTAGCGGTATCCGCAACACAGCGTTTATTGCAAGTCTAAAAAAAGAGGTAGGGGACGCCCCACGTGTTATTGACAAGGCCGTGGAAAGCAACCGCCCGGCAGTAACCGCCGAGCTACTAAGCATTGTGGGTAAAGTTATGACACAGACAAACCGTAATTTGGTGGTATCCCGTGGCAATTAACATACCGATTTTAACAAGTTTTAGTGGCAAGGGTGTTGCCGACGCTCAACGCGAATTTAAGAGCCTGACCACAACAACCCAAAAAGCGGGCTTTATTTTGCAGCGCGCATTGCTGCCAGCTGCCGCCGCTATCGGCACCATAACCCAAGTTATTGCCCCGGCTATTCGAGCAGCCTCAGACTTTGAGGAAGCAACTAGCAAAGTAAACGTAATTTTTGGGCGGGCGTCCAAGAGCGTTAAAGACTTTGCCAATACTGCCGCTCGAGAGCTTGGACAGTCTAAACAATCGGTGCTCGACGCTGCCGGTGCTTTCGGCACGTTCGGTAAAGCTGCCGGGCTCGCTGGCGAGGATTTAAGCACGTTTACTACTGACTTTGTAACGCTGTCTACTGACCTAGCCTCGTTTAACAACACAACCCCCGAGGAAGCCGTACAGGCCATTGGCGCGGCCCTACGTGGCGAGGCAGAACCTCTACGCCGTTTTGGTGTATTGCTTAACGACGCAACGCTAAAAGCCGAGGCAATGAACCTTGGCATTTACGACGGCAGCGGTGCGCTAACAGCACAACAAAAGATTTTGGCAGCACAGGCCGCTATCTACAAACAGACAGGCGACGCGCAAGGCGACTTTGCTAGGACAGCGGACGGCCTCGCAAACAAGCAACGCACCCTAAGCGCCTTGTTTAAAGATTTTCAAATACAACTCGGCCAAAAATTATTGCCAGCGGCAACCGATTTTGCTAACGGCTTAGTAAAAATTAACGACGCGTTTAGCAATATGCCTAGCCCGGCACAAAAAGCAATAGACAAACTAAATGTATTTGCAAAAGTAGCGGAAAACATTAACCCGCTCACCGCGCTTACAAACGCAATACAGGCTATTGGCTCGGGCATGTTTGACGCCAAAAAAGAAACAGGCGCATACAACCAAGAAATGGGCCGGTCAAACCAAGCACAAATGCGTATGGCCGACGCTGCCGGGGAGTTTAATAAAAAGTTTCAAGAGACACCGCCAGCTATTAGCGGCGCTAAAAAAGAGGTGGAAAGTTTTGCCACGGCGCTTAAAGACAAACTAGGCGAAGCTGTAGATACCGCTAAAGACAAGCTTGCCGAGGCGCAAAGCGAATTTGACGGCTTTGCTACTAAGGTAAGCGACGCCGTTAAGGGTGCCCTAGATTTTAACGCGGCGCTCGAGTCAGGCGACTACGGCTTTAAAGGCTTTTTAGACGCGCTACGAACACAAGTTAAAGGCGTAGAGGACTACGGCAACAACCTTGGCAAAGCGTTAGAAATGAACCTTTCGCAAGAGGCCTTAGGGTACGTGCTAGAGGCTGGCAACGTCGCTGGCGCCGAAATAGCGCTTGAGCTTGTAAAGGGCGGGCAAACCGCTATAGACGAAACTAACGCGCTTGTAGAGGCCGCTCAACGGGCAGCCGACAAGGTAGGCATACAAGCCGCGAACAAGTGGTACAAAACAGGTGTAGACCAAGCAACCTTTATTGTTAACGGCCTCGAGGCAGAGCTAACCAAATTAACGCCAAAACTGATGGCCAAAATGGACGAGATAGCCGCCAAGCTTAAGCGCTCGGTAAACATTGACGTAGTAGTAACCGAACGGGTAAACCGTATTGTTTCCACTATTAGCAGCTCAATACCTAAAATGGCGGACGGCGGCATAGTGACCGGGCCAACGCTTGCCATGATTGGCGAGGCAGGCCCCGAGGCTGTAATCCCATTATCGCAAATGGGCAACATGGGCGGCAGCGGCGTAACAATTAACGTGGCTGGCGGTTTGTCTACTAGCGCCGAAATAGGGCAAAGCGTTGTTAACGCGTTGCGGGCGTATTCGCGTACCGCTGGCCCGCTGCAATTAAACGTGGCATAACATGGCTGTAGCTGTAGTCCAATCGGGCAATTATGACCTACAAATAGCAACAGGTTTCCAGCTCAACGCGTTTACGCTTGACGACGCTACGCGCGGGGTGCTCAACAATACCGAATACGTCTTAGACGGTATAGGCGAATTTGCAAGCGTTTTAGACGGCGCGCTAAACGTCAACGTACGCCGAGGCCGCCGCGACCAAGGCGACACGTTCGGCGCTGGCACTATGACTTTTACGCTCGACGACACGCTAGCCAATGGCGTTTTTAACCCGTTCAATTTTGACAGCCCGTTTTATGACACGGCACAAGCGTTACCCGGACTAGCGCCAATGCGCGAGGTACGCCTACTACGTTATGACAGCACCAACACGCCGCAATTCATTTTTAACGGCTACATAGTCAACTACGACTACAACTTTGCGCTTGGCGGCAACGACACGGTAGAGGTGTATTGCGCAGACCAATTTTATTTGCTAAGTCAAACCGTTTTAAACGAGCTCAACGTAACCCCCGAAACCTCAGGCGAGCGCATAGAAACCGTCTTAAATTTACCTGAGGTAGCGTTTCCAGTAGCGGCCCGCAACATTGCTACAGGCACCGTAAACCTCGGCCACGCCGCCGCCTACACCGTGCCAGCCGGTACAAACGTACTTAACTACCTAACCCAAATAAACGACACCGCCGAATTTGGGCGGCTCTTTATGTCACGAGCAGGCGTCCTAACTTTTCAAAACAGGATAGGCAACACCCTTGCGGGTAGCTCGGCAGACTTCCACGACGACGGCGCACCCGGCACAATCAAATTTACGGGCGTAGGCATTTCGTTTGAAGCCGACCAAGTAATAAACCGCACCGTAGTTACAGGACTAGACGGCACAAGCTCTACCGCTACCGATGACCCGTCAATAGCCACGTACTTTATACAAACCACCAACATTGGCAATAGCCTTTTGCACGAAGCCGGGGCAATATCCACGGCTGCCAGCTACCTACTAAACGGCCAACCTGAGGCCCGCTACACGTCCGTAGAAACGTCGTTTACATTGCTTACTAGCAGCCAACGTGACACGGTAGCCACGCTCGAGATTGGCGACACAATCACAATAGAAAAGACTTTTACCACGGGCCTAACAACCAGCGAGCTAGCCCAAGAGCTAGCCATAGAGGGCATAGAGCACCGCCTGAATTTTGCTACCGGGCATAGCGTCCTGATTAGTACCAGCCCTACAACGATTGTGTACGAATTTATTTTGAACGACGCGATTTACGGGATTATTGGAATAACCGACCCTCAACCCGTTTTAGGATAAAGTAAACCCATGGGCGCAAACGCAACAACCTCAGTACCGGTCTACGCAAGCGGCGAGGTATTGACCGCTGCCAATTTAAACATTACGAATAGCGGCATACCCGTTTTTGCTACCACCGTTACGCGCGACGCGGCATTTGGTGGCACGGGCGAAAAGACACTTGCCGAGGGCCAGTTTGCTTACATTGAGGCAACTGACACAACGCAGTACTACAACGGTTCCGCTTGGCTTGCCCTTGGCGGCAAACTTGGCCAAGTTGTTAGCACCGTAAAGACGGACACATTTAGCACAACAAGCACAAGTTTTGTTGACATCACAGGTTTTTCGGTAAGCATTACACCTACTAGCGCTTCAAACAAAGTTTTAGTTTTAGCAAACTTTGAAGTTGGCAATGTGGCCGCTGGCGTTGACCCCAACTTTCGCCTTATGAAAGATAGCACCGCCATTTTTATTGGTGATACGGCAGGCAGCCGTACGAGAGGTAGCACAGGCGGCCGAGCATATGGGGACGCAAGCGTTGCCGCTAACTCGTTAATTTTCTTAGATAGTCCAGCGACAACTTCAAGCACTACATACAAAGTACAAATGTTATCAAACACGGGCACAACAATTTATATAAACCGTTCATCAGACGACGCAGATAGCGCCGTTCGTGGCCGTTTTGCTTCGTCAATTACCGTCATGGAGATTTTGGCATGATCGACTACGCCGCAATACTTAGCGCAAACTACCCCGGCAAACAATGGACACTTGACGGCGACAACTACGACGGCCTTACATGGCTAGACAGCACACCAAAACCGACACAAGCCGAACTGGACGCGCTATGGCCAGCAACCGCTTACAACAACCAAGTAGCAAGCGTAGAAACAACACGCCGCACCGAATACGAAGCAAAGTCCGACGGCCTATTTTTTGAATGGCAACGCGGCACAAACACTAAAGAGGCTTGGGAGTTAGCAGTACAAGCTGTAAAAGACGCCAACCCGTACCCACCGGCACCGTCAACTAAAAAGTAATGAAATGGCAATACCTACTGGGCTGCACAATCCTTGTAGCGGTAGTGGCTTGGGGCTGTAGTGGCTGCACAATTTCCAAAACCAACACAAGTTACCAATGCTTTACAAAGGCGGCGTGCGATGAATAAAACCCCTGAACAACAACACGCGGCACTTATAGTTTTTGTTGGCCGTTTGTTAGCGGTATGTTTTACTTTTACCGTATTTGCATTTATCTACGGAGTGCTTTTTGTAGACCAGCCTGAAAAACAGGCGCCTACAGACGCACAGCTCATTGACTTACTATCCACCTTGCTTGTGTTTCTTACTGGCACACTTAGCGGCCTTGTGGCGTCTAACGGGCTTAAAAGCAAAACCCCACAGCCTGACCAATGACCGTTG